TGATCCTCAATCCCCTGACAAAAAAATACACATGTAGCTTGCTGTTTATCGGTCAATGCGCTATATGCCCTCGCACTCCGAAATCGCCAAATATGCCATGTCTTGCCTAATCGCCGCTCCCCTTTGCGTTCCGCGTCCAACCATTCATGGAACGCTAAATCGATTTGTCGTAATTGCCCCTCGCTTTTGCTGTAAATGTGAAATGTTCGACCGTTTGGCAATTCAAATTCGGCATGAGAACGGTCGTAAACAACCGCCGACATTTTTTGCTCCACGCCCGCCGCGCCGCCATCGCCGCCCGTCGTCGGCGTCAATATCAGATCACCCTCTGTTGACGGTTCCACATTTGGCGCAGGTAAAGCTGGCGTTTCCATCATAATCTAACCCCCCGCATTTTTCGCAATGATAGAGGGTTTTTTGCTCTACCCCCGAATCGCCACCGATATATCCTGTTGATGTTGCGGGCGTTATGTCGAGGCGGGCCCGGGTTGATGCCGCCCAATGGTTAAACCATATACCCCACGCCTCGGATTTGCCCCCGAATGTTTCCAACCCTATAACCTGAAAATCCCAACCGCGCAGATCGTCAACAGATACGCCGCCAACAATAACGACCTGGGCGGCAATGCGCCGCATTTCTAAAACGAGCTGATCACGGTTCTTGATTTGCGCCAGGGTATCAACACAAAACGCGGTCGAGTACTCCTTGACCATGTGCCGTTCCGTTGGTGGAAACGGCAACCGCGCTCCGTCAATGTTGCATTGCCTGACGTATATATCGCCCCTGAAATCCTTTTTTACCTCGTCGGGGAACTTTGAGTCGATGCCGACATATTGCCCCCGAAAGTCGAGGCGTTTCAGCCACCGCCACAAACCGATATAGGGATTCCCGCAACCCACATCCAAAACGGGCGCATATTGGCAAATCGCCATGACGCCCTGGTCTATTGCGACGTGGGCGGCAAATACATGTTTGCGTTGTATCGCGGCATTAATCCGCTTTTTTGGACTTTGCAATATCTGCACGTAGTTTTTTAGCTCCCGCTAAAAATCCGGTGATTTTGTCGGCGTCGTCGGCGTCAAAAACATAACTACCGATTTGCACTCTGCCATCGTCAAGGGCGAGTAATACCAGGCCTGTTGCGGTAATATCTTGATCCATGTTTCACCTCGATTTTAGAAGCGGGGCGAGGGTTCATCGGAGGGCTTGATGCGCGTTTATGATTGACCCCCACCCCGCCATTCTTAACTGTATGAATCGGTTACTGTTCCGAGCAGCTCGGTACTGGCTGTATCGCCTATCGCGGTAAAGTCAAAGGTGATTGTCTGGTTAGAATCACCCCCCATAGCTTTGGGTATTGTGTATGTCCCGTCACCTGTTGGAAGGGCTTTCGGTATGCTAATAACTCGGCTGATAGCAGCCGACCCTGCTGTGCCTGAGTTTGGCGCGTATGTCTTGACGATTAACGCAATTGCCCCGCCGCCGTCGTCGTCAATGGTCAATACCAAACCAGAATAGGCGTCGGTATCCCATGCATATTGCAAATGTTTTAACAATATTTCCCGCCCAGTAAATGAAACGGTTAATTCCTTCGCTATCATTGTGTGTTTAATCCGGGTCAACGCACCGCGAACAAATGCATATTCGCGAGGAACCCCGATTGTGACATCGCTCTCAATATATCCCGCCGTTGTTCCCGCGAGGGTCACAACGGTTATATTAGTCGGGCTAAACCCCAATTCCACATTCTCGGGTGAACCCGCGGCTGAAGCGGCCATATTATTCCCCTTTTAGTCGATTGTCGGTGTAAAGTCAATTTGTATTTCGCATGTTGTCGCCGCTGCGCCCCGCATGACGTTGTTGACGACCCCGCCGTCAGTTTGTGTTGCGGCATTTGTAACTTTTACGCTGCCGCTGATTGCACCCTCTAAATCAGCCGTCACATCTGAAAACTGTTTAGTGGATATATTCTGTTGTCTGATGTTCCGTTCTATCCTGACGGCAATGCGTTTCGCCAACTGCTTGACGGTTTTTAATACCGCCTCGCCGCCTGTTGTTGTCAATATCAATGCGACATACGTCGCGGTCAAATGTTTTGACAATGGGTTGATTTCTTGCCCCGAATGTGTGACCTCGATGGCAACGGCGGGCAGTTCATAGTCTGAATAATCCGCCGAATTATCACGCGTTTCTGCTTCCCATGTTTGGATCTCGATAGCACCGCTTGAACCCAATACGCTGTCGGTTTGCAATGCCTCGCTGATATGTTCGGCGATGACGTTGTATGTGTCCCAGTTAGAAAATGCCGACATGGTTACCTCGTCAAATAAAGGCGCAACATCCCGACCAATTCGTCGGCGTCGGCCTGAACAAAGAACAAAAACGGGCGGCGTTTATGTTGTGCCGCTGCATAGTTTACGCCCTGAACGCCCAACCGCGCCATGTATCTGTCCATACGCACAACCAATGCCGCCCGCGCCCGCATGGTTCCGGTATCTTGCATGATGGCGTCGCCCTGGCGCACCCGTGCGCCCGAGGGTCGTTTGCGCCCCTTGACCAACCCCGAACCGCGCACCTTTGAAACGCCGCCCCAGGCGGGAACCGTTACGCCATCGGTTTTGCGTGTATACTGTGGGGCAAAATATTTCCATAATACGCCGCGAAATCTTCCCCCCAGGCGCAACGCCTCAAACGTGTTATCGGTTTGAACGCGCATATATTGGGCGAACCGCCGAAACGTCGGTTGCAGGGCGTCGGGTTTGTTGCCTATCTTTTCCAACGCCCGCCTGACGCCCTCGTCGCGGACAACAATTTGTTGCGTCACTGCCATTATCCGCGCACCAATGAGACATAAGCGGGGCTGAGTCGTGTACCTAACCCATCGCGGGCATCGGGATAAAATACAAATGGCGTCGCCCTGGCGATGCCATCGCGCCCGACCTGCAACAATTCTTTAGCCCGCTGTTCGGCGGCAATAGAGGCATCGGCCAATGGGTCGTCGCGCATTATTTGGTATGCAATAGATACCGCAAAAAACCGCGCGGCCTCGCGCAACAGGCGGGGCGTTCCAAACCGAATCGGGGTATTGTCCATGAAGTCTGCCATTGCCCCCGTCGCGGTCGTTGATTCGATGCCAGGGTTGAAGTTGGTGACATACCTAAACGTTACCGTCGGCGATGAAAATGAATCGACCTTATACCATGCGTTATGTCCCTCGATTTGGAAAAACTCGCCCGCTTCGGGGTTGCCCGATCCGCCATCAATGCCCATTGTCAAATCGGAGGCGTCAACCTCGACGTTGACCAAATACCCCGACGGGGCATTTGTGCCAACATGCGGAAACGGGGCAACGCCTGGGTATACTGCGTTGACCCAATCGCGGGCGGGCAATCGCAATTTTGTGTTGCGTTGCGCCGACGATGCGATCAGGGAACCCGTCAGGGTTGGTAATAGGTCGGTAATGTCGCCGTCGCTGCAATAATATGTTGTCGCCATTTATTCGGCCTTTTTTGGTCGCCCGCGCCGTTTCGGTTTTTTCTCGGCGGGCGCGTCGGCTTTTTGCATTGTGTCGGGGTCGAAGTCTGCGACGTTAATCACGACAACGCCGTCGCCGTCTTTGATTTTTACCGTGTCAATTTGTGGCATGTATACCTCGAGTCAAAAGCAACAACGGGGCGGGCGTTGTGCCATAACGCCCGCCCAATTGTTTAGCCGAGAATTTTGGCGGCAAGTTCAGCGCGTAATGTTTTCACGCCATACAATACGTCAAATTCCCATTTGTCCTGCTTGTGCTGCCGGGAAACTTCAAGACGAATTACCAAACCCGAAAGAGGGTCAACAATAGATTGCGTCGTGCCCATACCAGATTCAAACGGGGCGGTTGCCAATGCAAACGCGCCGCGTTGGAAAGAAAGGTTTGCGGCATGGTCGGCAACGAAAGTGATAACGGCGTTGTCAGCCCATGCAACTTTCGAGGTTGGAGCAAATGCCATTGCGGCAATCGCGTTACCCGATGCGGTTTGCCCTGCCGTCACAACATACTGTTGCGTGTCGCCCGCGACGGTGAAAATATCGCCCTTGACAACGGTTCCCGACAGGCTCGAGGCGTCAATGTCAACAGTTGATTCGCCAACCGTGTAGGATGCGTCGTTGACCAATGCCGCTTTGGCCGACCCGTTCGACAGGGTTCCACCTGTAAAGTCGGGGACGCCCTGGTTGAGATGCCACAACGCGCCAAGTTTGCGCCCGATTTCGCCCTCGACGATAACGGATTGGTCGCCGCTTTGTGAAAGGTCCTGGAATGCCGACAAATTGACGGCGTTGGCTTCAGCGTCGGAGTTGAGAACAACCGAACGGTCAGCCATTGGTGCTTTTTCGCGGTTCAGATGTTTACGTGCGCCCGTTGTCCACGCAACAGAGGTTGTCGCAAATGGAGTTGTCGCGGCGGTTCCGCCCGCGTTATATACGTCGGTATGCAGCCCCAAAAGGTCGTCGTCAACCTGCTCGATCACCGCGTTGAGACTTGCGGCGGCAGCGGGCGGGTAAAACTGTTGGTCTTTTAGCACCTGGGTTTGCTGTTGGTCGTCCATGTGGAAATCCGAGGCGTACCATTTATCCAGGGTGATGGCAACGGTCGTCGCCGCCATGTCGGTATCCGATGGCGGTGTTGGCGCAGGTGTTACCGCCGCCGCTGTTTTGGTTGGGGGCAATTCGATATCTACCGTTTTGCCCTTTCTGCCAGGGACAAGCGAATATTCGGTTGTCACCAATCGCGCCATGTGTGTGCGTCGGCGCAGAACCTCAACGGATCGCGCCAACAGTTGCGTCATTACTGCGGGAATCGTATTGGCCATTGCTATTTTACCTCATAAAAATAAGAGTTGTGTGTTATGCCTGACCCTCGACGACAACCTTGCCCGCCGCAATATCGGCGGCATATTGCCCGATTAAAAGAGGGTCATTTGCGATTACGC